GGGGTTGTACCTTTTCTCAAAAAGTTTGAAGCGACTGTCAGATGTTGCACTCAAAACGGCATTAGAGGTGGATCAGCGACTGTCCACTTCCCAATCTGGCACCAAGAAATAAGAGACATATTAGTATTAAAAAATAACAAAGGAACGGAGGACAATCGTGTCAGAAAACTTGACTACTCAATTCAAATCTCAAAGCTCTTTTACGAAAGGTTTATCGAAGATAAGGAGATCACGCTTTTTTCTCCCAATAGTGTTCCTGACTTGTTTGAGAGTTTTGGCACCCCTGAGTTTGATGAGTTATATTGCCGTTACGAATTGGATGAATCAATCCCCAAGACCACAATCGGAGCTCAGGAACTAATAATGGAACTCCTTAAGGAGAGAGCAGAAACAGGTAGATTGTATATTATGAATATCGACCACTGTAATGAACACTCATCCTTTAAGGACAAAGTAAGTATGAGTAATCTCTGTCAGGAGATCACTCTACCTACAGAACCCATCCAACATATTGATGCCATAGATGGTGAAATAGCTCTCTGTATCTTATCTGCAATCAATGTAGGTAAGTTGACTAAGTTAGATGAGTTGGAAGACCTTTGTGATCTTTCTGTGAGATCCTTAGAGGAGTTGATTGACTATCAAGATTATCCTGTGAGAGCTGCTGAGGTTGCCACATTGGGTCGTAGATCCCTTGGGGTAGGTTATATTGGTCTTGCTCATTATCTTGCTAAGAATGGTTGGAATTATGACTCACAAGAGGCCTGGGATGCGGTACATAGACTTACTGAAAGTTTCCAGTATCATCTCTTGAAATCATCTAATCAACTTGCAAAGGAAAAAGGCCCATGTGCTGACTTTTCATCCACAAAATATTCAGATGGAATACTTCCTATTGATACATATAAGAGCGATGTAGATGAAATTAGTCAGGAAGATTTAAAATATGATTGGGAGGAACTTAGGGGATCTATCCTACAACATGGTCTTAGACACTCAACATTATCTGCACAGATGCCATCTGAGAGTAGTTCTGTTGTGTCAAATGCTACCAATGGCATAGAGCCACCTAGAGATTTCTTGTCTGTGAAGAAATCAAAGAAGGGAACTCTTAAACAAGTAGTTCCGTCTTATTCTACTTTGAAAAATAACTACACTCTCCTTTGGGAAATGGAGAGTAACGCTGGATATATCAAGGTAGTTGCAGTGATGCAGAAGTTTTTTGATCAAGCTATCAGTGGAAACTGGAGTTACAATCCAAAAAACTATGCAGATAATGAAGTGCCAGTAACAGTGATGGCACAGGACTTCTTAACCACATACAAGTATGGTTGGAAAACATCTTATTATCAAAACACATATGATATGAAGAGTGATGAATCTGATGATGTAGAAGAAGTGAAACCACAATTAGAAAAACTATTAACAGAACTATCAGAGGAGCAAGAGTGTGACAGTTGCACCATCTAGACCAGACGGCATGACCGTTTTCAATAAGAATGAGGTAGACACTAAGAAACAACCTATGTTTTTTGGTCAACCATTAGGTGTACAAAGGTACGATTCGTTTAAGTATCCAGCATTTGATAAACTTACCACACAAATGTTAGGATATTTCTGGAGACCAGAAGAGGTATCTCTACAGAAAGATCGTGCTGACTATCAAACACTGAGACCAGAACAGAAGCACATCTTTACTAGTAATCTCAAGTATCAGATTCTATTAGACTCTGTGCAAGGTCGTGGGCCTGGAATGGCTTTTGCACCATACTGCGCTTTGCCTGAACTGGAGTCTGCAATGAATGTATGGCAATTTATGGAGATGATACATTCCAGATCATACACATATATCATTAAAAATATATATCCAGATCCAGCTGAGGTATTTGACACCATCCTAGAAGATGAAAAGATAATTGCTCGTGCAGAGTCAGTTACTGGAGCTTATGATGATTTCCTAAACGAAGCTCACGAGTGGGATCAAAGTAACTTATGGAAAGAAGGATGGGAAAACACAACAACATCAAACTATTCAAGGTATGAACTCAAAAGAAAACTTTACAGGGCGGTTGCAAACGTCAACATTTTGGAAGGAATTCGGTTCTATGTCTCCTTCGCGTGCTCGTTTGCTTTTGGAGAACTTAAGCTTATGGAAGGATCAGCAAAAATTATATCGCTCATCTCCAGAGACGAAAACCAACACTTAGTTCTCACTCAACAGATAATGAAGAATTGGAAGAACGGAGATGATCCAGAAATGCAACAGATAGCTGAAGAAGAAAAAGATAATGTAATTTCGATGTTTAAAAATACAGTAGAAGAGGAGAAGGATTGGGCTGAATATTTGTTCAGTGGTGGTTCTATGATTGGATTAAATGATAAACTACTTACACAATATGTGGAGTGGATTGCTAATAAGAGAATGAAAACTCTTGGATTTGATCCTATCTATGATCAACCATTAAGGAACAACCCTCTGCCTTGGACACAACACTGGATCTCATCAAAGGGATTACAGGTTGCACCACAAGAAACAGAGGTAGAATCTTATGTTGTAGGTGGTATTAAACAAGATATGAAGAAAAATTCATTTAGCGGATTCAAGTTATGACATTTGGAACAGTCTTATTCTTTTTTTCCTTCCCATTTATTTTTTTTACATTATACATGGGAAGCAAAGGTGGTTTCTATGATAGTGATGACTATGATGGACACGGAACAGCACATAAAGTTCTTATAGACGACGAAACAAGTATCTAAATAATATAAAAGTAGTCCTTTAAAGAATGGCTAAACAATCGATTGGCGTTGGTTCCGCCAGTAATGATGGAACAGGTGACACCCTGAGGCAAGGTGCCTTCAAGGTCAATTCAAACTTCAATGAAATATACTCGGTCTTTGGTGATGCTAGCAATTTAGTTAGTTTTGCCAAAACTTCTGGTATCAGTAGCGATTCTAACAAACTTGGAGGACAACCAGCATCATTTTACACAAATTTAGATAATCTAACATCGGGTAATGTAAACAATGGTCAATTACCTAGCACCATTTCTGGTAAAACTTTTGTTGGAAATCTAACAGGTAATGTTATTGGTATAGTTACAGGTAGTCTTACTGGTACGGCAACTTCATCTGTTCGTTCCTCTCTTGCATACGGACTAACTGCAACTCCTAATATTACTGTAAACGAAATAACTGCTGTTACTCTTACTGGTAATGTCATAGGTGATATTACAGGTAGTGCTGGATATGCAACCACTGCTGGACTTGCAAATTATGCTTTCCTAGCAGGCCTCTCTACAGATTCGCAGAGATCAGTCTATTCTCAACTAGCTGGTGTATCAACTATATCTGGATATGCAACTACTGCTGGTATCGCTACCCTTGCTGTCAACGCTCAGGGACTAACTGGAAGTCCTAATGTCAATGTTGGTTTTATAACTGCAACACAATTTTTAGGAGATGGATCTCAATTAACAGGGGTTGTCGCTGCATCAAGTGGTATTCTTATAAAAGATAGTGATAATAGTATTGGTATTGCTGCCACAGTAAACTTTGGATTTGGTGCGACAGTATCACCCCTATCAGCTGGTATTGTTACAATAACTTCTTCCACACCTGGCATTGACACATCTGCGATTTCAGAGTTTAATAAAGTAATTGTATCTGGTATCTCATCATTAAATGGTCAGATCTTAGGTATTCAAACCGATAACGTAATACCATTCTACTATGATCAGTATGGACAGTTTCCGTCAGCATCTACCTATCACGGTGCATTTGCTCACGCTCATGACACTGGTAGGGCATACTTCGCACATGCTGGGTGGAAAGAGTTAGTTAATAAAGAGGCTAGTGGAGTCGTAGGTACAGGAACAGAAGTTTATAATATAGGAGATTTAACTGCAACAGGTAATGTTTCTATTGCTGGCACTCTAACTTATGAGGATGTTACAAATGTTGACTCTGTAGGTCTTATTACTGCAAGATCGGGTATAGTTGCTACTGGTGTAGTGACTGCAACATCATTTAGTGGGCCTCTAACTGGAAATGCAGACACCGCTACTAGTGCTGGCACTGCAACCACCGCTACCAGATCAAATAACATTGCGGTATCGGATGAGTCTACAGATGTTACATGTAGTGTGTTGTATACTAATGAAGGCACAGGATATCAAGCTGCGAAATCAGGAACTAATTTAACCTTTGACGCTGTAACAGGAACTCTAAAACCAACTAATATTGACGCAACTGGTATCATAACTGCTAGTTCGTATGATGTTATTAATGTAACTGGTACAGATGGTAGCGGACAGAGTGTTGTTTCTTCTGGTATCATTAAAGCAGGCACTGATTTAGAAGCAGCAGGTAGATTGAGTGTTAATGGAAATATTATATCTAATGGATTTTTTTATGATCAATCAACTAATGAATTGTTTATTGGTAGTATAATTGATTCAACTGTAGGTAAACTAAAGGTAGGTGATAACATTGAAGCCTCTGTCGGTGTTATTACCGCCACACAGTTCAGTGGTTCTGGAGCGGGTCTTTCTAACATACCAGCCAGTGCCATCAGTGGTGGTATTGATGCTAGACCAAACTTTCAGGCGACAGAATATACTACAAGAACTAGTTTTAGCCTCAATAGCAATTCTTTTGCATCAGTGCCTGGCATGAGTGTTACTATTACTCCTACCAATTCAAATAGTAAAATTCTTATAAATGTATACATCTTGGGAGAATCACTGACTGGCAGAGATAATCTGATATGGGGTATTAGAAGAGCCATATCTGGTGGTTCTGCAACTGATTTAAACTATTCAAACGATAGTAATAGAAAAGGAACTATGGTGCAATGGCCTGGCACCTCTCAAAACTTTGAGATGCATCCATTTGATTACTGGTATGTGGATACTCCTGGCACGACAAATGCAATAACATATACTCCAAGACTTAAAGGTAGTTCTGATTTCTTCATAAACAGAGATCGTGGATATTATAACTATGCAAGTTACAGAGTATCTGGTAGTAGAATTACAGTAATGGAGGTAAAACCCTAATGGCAACTTATAATCACGAAGCTATCCGTGCAGCATATCCAGATAAAAATCTATTAATCTGTGATGATGTTGGTATATTTGATAGAGATATCAGTGATACTACACCGTTTGAAGTTGATCAAGCGTTAGTAGATGCAGCTGCAGTCACAACAGATAAAGAAAAACAGAATGAATATAATAAGTATATGCGTGAAAAAGAGTTCCGTGAGTTTGCAGACCCAATGTATTTCAAAGTGCAAAGAGGTGAAATATCACAGGCAGACTATGACTCAAAGGTTGCAGAAATAAGAGCAAAGTATCCGTATATATAATATTACCTCGTATAGTGTTTTATGCCTGATACAAAAGACAAAAAGACACCAGAAGATACACCAGAAAAGAAGAAAGGTTTCTTTGGTAAGATAAAGGAACATGCTGAGGACAAAGAAGAGCAACTTGAAATCCTCTCAACTTTCGTGCGTTTGGGCATTTTGGTTTGGAGTGGGGCGATACTCACCCTTGCATATGTTGAGCTTCCCGAAGCTCTCAAAATTCCTAAACAAGATCTGGATCCGACCTTCATAGCATCAGTCTTTACAGGCGTGCTGGCAACTTTTGGCGTCCAAACATCCAAGAAGGGTGGAATGAATGGTGGTGGTGGCATTTCCAAAAAAGATATGGAAACGCTTATTGAACGTGCAGCTAACACAGCACCCGCTCAAACAATTAGGATTGAGCAAGCACCTATGGTGATTGCACCTACAACTCCTACAAATAATGATAAAAAATCTTAAAAATTATGTTACAAAAAATCGTAAATGGAATCGCTATTCTTAGTGGCG